CAAGTATGGTAACAATATGTCTTATTATGCGTATAGAGGAGATGGTGTGGATAGAAATGTGGCAGTGGTGGTAGAGGACGTTATATCAGCTATAACTGTGGGTAGTCACTTTCCAGTTATAGGGTTTGGTTTGCTAGGCACAGCACTACAGCAGGAACATCTATACACTCTTTCTAATTTTGATAGGGTCGTAGTCGCTCTTGACCCTGACGCATCTAAGAAGTCGCTAGAACACGCAAAAGATTTATCTAACTATGTTTCAGACGTTAGGGTGTTAAAACTAATAGACGACTTAAAATACAAAAACATAGAAGATTTTAAAAAACTAGAGGAGGTTTTGAATGGCTAAACATTGCATGGATTGTGGAGTAGAGTTAGACGTTACTAAAAATTGGTATGAAGCGTCTGAGCGTGATCGTCACTATAGGTGTAAGAAGTGTGCTTGCGTCAATCAGAGAGCAACCAGTGCTAAACACAATAAGTTACAGATGTATGTTAATGGTAAGTATGTATCCAGAAAACATCCCTTATACAAACCGGGAAAATATAAAACTTTTAACGATGCTGCTTTTTCTTCCTTGATTAATTATGTGAAATGTGTTAAGGGTGAAGTATACATTATTAGTAACCCTGCATGGAAGACTTGGTACAAGATTGGCAAGGCTGTCGATTCTACGGATAGATGTAATCAGTATCAAACAAGCAGTCCTCATAGAGACTATGAATTGGTATCAAACATTAGTGTATCTAATAGAGGTATTGGAGAGAAGATAGCGCATACTCTAGCAGAGGGCATGAGTAGAGAGAGAAGTAACGAGTGGTTTCGTATAGAGAATTTAGAGAAAGAGGACTTTGATAAGTTCTTGAGTTTGGTAAAGACACTTACAGAGGAGAAGGTGAATGGTGGAGTTAGCACTAATAAGAAGTCTGCTAGATAAAGACTTCTATGGAGATCATAAGGGTACACGTTGCCCCGATGAATTGTTTAGCAAAGATATACGTAAGATAAAGAAGACAGTAGACTTTGCCATGCAGAACTATGGTAAGGACAGTATTACTGTGCGTGAGTTAGAGGGTTTGTTTTTTGCTCACAACAGCACTCTCACTACATCATCTAAGCAAATGTTCAAAGAGTTGTTTTCTAAGTTAGAGAGAGAGCAAGCTATGGACAAGGAGATAGCTAAGGATGTACTCTCTAAGTTGTTTCAACAGCATGTAGGGGAGAAGGTAGCCAACATAGGGTTTGATTATGTTAATGGCGAGGGTTCTACACTAGAGCCACTACGCAAGATTATCAGCGATCATCAAGACAACTTCCTACCTAACTTCAAGATAGAGTGGGACGATATTAGTTTTGACAGCATATTGGAGCAAGCTAATCAAAAGTCAAAGTGGAAGTTCAATATACCCTCTCTCGCCAGAAGACTACAGGGCATAAGCGGTGGTCAGCTTATCATAGTGGGTGCAAGACCCAACACTGGTAAGACAAGCTTTCACGCTAGTATCATCGCATCAAGAGGTGGCTTTATAGATCAAGGTGCTAAGTGTCGAGTCTTGTGTAATGAAGAGCCGTACTATAGAGTTGCATCTCGTTACCTTTGCAATAGAGCAGAGTTGTCGTTGGCAGAGATAGGTAGTGGTAGAGCTAATCACACTTTGGCGATGGAGAGATACAATAAGATCAGGCACAGCATAAAGATCAAGGATGTCACTGGCAAGAAGATGGATTGGGTAGAGAGTATGGTCAAAGTAGAAAGACCCGACATTGTTGTGCTAGATATGGGCGACAAGTTCGCCAACAAAACTGGAGAGAGGATGGACTTATACCTGAAAGAGGCGGCAATTCACGCGAGAAACATTGCAAAGGAGTATGACTGTGCTATAATCTGGATGTCTCAGCTATCTGCTGAGGCAGAGGGTAAGGTCAATGTAGATCAATCTATGCTTGAGGGCAGTAAGACTGGTAAGGCGGCAGAAGCGGATTTGATGTTGTTACTCAGTAAAAACCCGACTATTGAGGGGCAGGAAGATAATGATACACAGCGACACATTATCGTAGCAAAGAACAAGATAAACGGATGGCATGGAAAGATCCATGTTGAGTTAGATGTAGAGAGAGGTAGATATACTGCATGAAGATTATACTAGACGTAGAGAACACAACGACTAAACGAGATGGTAAGTTACATCTTGACCCTTTTGAGCCTGACAATTCTTTGACGCTCGTGGGTGTCCAAGACTGGCTAGAAGAGGAGTCAACTGTTTTCGTGTTTGACCACAAAGAAAGAGTGATAACAGACGATGATGCAGACAAAAGACTACAAAAAGTTCTTGACAACACAACATTATTGATAGGACACAACCTTCAGTATGACCTACAGTGGCTCTGGGAGTGCGGTTTTAGGTACGATGGCGAGATATACGACACAATGTTGGGTGCATATATACTACAGAGAGGTCAAAAAGGCTCTGTTAGCCTTGAAAACTGCGCTGAAAGGTACAATCTTGACATGAAGAAGTCAGATACACTAAAAGACTACTTCAGAAGAGGATTTCAAACGGACGAGATACCTCTTGACGAGTTATCAGAGTATCTACGGCAGGATTTAGCGGTTACACAGCAGTTATATTGGAAGTTACAGGAAGAATATGATAAGGATGAGTCCAAATCACTGGCTACAGTATGTGATGTAACAAACAAAGTATGCAAAGCTCTGACTAAAATGTATATGAAGGGCATTGCCATAGACAGAGATGCTCTAGCTCAGGTGAAGAAAGACTTTGTTCAAGAGTTGAACGATATAGAAGGACGGTTGCAAGGGCATGTGAAGCGACTGATGGGAGACACACCTATCAACCTCAACTCACCAGAGCAAGTCAGTCAGGTTATCTTCTCTAGGATTGTCAAGAACAAAAAAGAGTGGGCATTGGCTTTTGAAAATGTTATTGACAAAGATGACTTTCGCAAAACAGTCAAAGAAAACAGTAGCTTAATGGTGAAAACTAAAGCAAGTATATGTGAAGCGTGTAACGGTAAGGGTAAAGTTTTCAAGACCAAGAAGGATGGGACACCGTTTCTCAAGCCAAATCGTTGTCCCGAATGTGACACCAGAGGGTACAAGCTTGCCAAGTCAAATCAGATGGCAGGTCTTGGGTTCTTCCCCTTGTCCAAGGATTGGGTGAGTGCTAATGGTTTCTCCACAAGCAAAGGCAATCTGGAGACACTGATAAACATATCCAAGTCAAAGGGTATGACAGATGCAGAGAACTTTCTTACCGATCTCAAGAGACAAAGTGCTGTGTCCAGTTATCTATCCTCTTTTGTTGAGGGTATTGAAGCGTATACAAAGCCAGATGGTAAGCTACATGTGTCTCTCACTCAGCATGTCACAGCCACTGGACGTTTCAGTGGACGCAACCCTAACATGCAAAACATGCCAAGGGGCGGTACGTTTCCAGTTAAGAAAGTGTTTGTATCACGTTGGAACTACCATCAGTTTGGACTGAAGGGTAAGATACTTGAAGCAGACTTTGCACAGTTAGAGTTTAGGGTTGCAGCATTTTTGTCACAAGACAAGGTTGCGATGGAGGAGGTCAGCACTGGCTTTGATGTTCACTCCTACACTGCTAAGATTATATCTGATGCAGGACAGCCAACGACACGACAAGAAGCTAAAGCACACACCTTTGCCCCTCTGTACGGTGCTACTGGCTTTGGTAGGACAAAAGCTGAGGCAGAATATTACACACACTTCATGGACAAGTATAGAGGTATAGCAAAGTGGCACAAGCGTCTAGGAGATCAAGCGTTGAACGATGGCTACATCATGATACCATCAGGACGACAGTACGCTTTTCCAGACGTAGAGCGTAGAGCCAGTGGTTCACCCACACACTTTACCATGATAAAGAATTATCCAGTGCAGGGATTTGCTACTGGGGATATTGTTCCCATAGTATTTCTGGAGATAGACAAGAAGTTAGAGAGTATGCAATCTTGTCTTGTTAATACGGTGCATGACTCCGTTGTTATTGACGTACACCCTGCAGAAGAAGAGCAAGTTATTCGCATCATAAAGGATGTAAATGACAACCTAATTGACATCATAAAAGACTACTATGATGTTACTATAAATGTACCAATGGTGCTTGAAGCTAAGATAGGAAATAATTGGCTTGACACCAAGGACGTTATGTAGTATAGTCAACTGATTCGTTTTAAGGAGTTTAATATATATGGAAAACAATTTAGCTATTATCGGAACAAAAGAAAACCTAGCAGACATCATGGGTATGTCCAACACTGTCCCATCATCTCGCTCTGCCCTTGCGGAGATCAAGCAGGTACACCAGAATATTATGGGTACTAAGGAAGTTGATGGGGAAAAGATGGAAGTAGCTGTGATAAAAGCAGGTGCTTATTCAGTAGTGTTCCCTGACGAGACTGTGTATTACAGTGACAAGATCACCATAAGAACCTTCATGCAAAGGTTTCAGTGGGAGAGATGGGATGACAACTTTACCAGACCAGATGGCGGTTCTGGAAGGATGCTCCGATCTGTCATGGGTAAGTCTCTCAGTGTGGACTTAAAGGATAACTATGGAGGTTTTAACTGCGGTAGACCTTCTGGTTATGTCAAAGACATTTCGTCTTTGCCACAAGAAACGCAGGACATCATGAAAAGTACTAAGCGGTACAAGATTGTGTTTGGACTGTGTACACTTGACAACGCTAAGGATGCCAATGGTAAATCTGTTGATGTTAAAGAGTTCCCTTTCTTTATGCGTATTAAAAACAAAGATAGTTTCAAAGCTATGGTAGATGTTTTTAAGATGATAAGACGGAATAACCGTTTTCCTATTCAGTACAATCTGAGTTTGTTTAGCGAATTAAAGAGTATACCTAGTGGTGCTACTTACGCAGTGGTTAAAGTATCTCTAGGTAATGAAGTAGAGATTACTGCTGAGGACAAAGAGACACTGAAAAGTTTTGTCGAGTGGGTTGAATCTATGAACTCAATCACTCTTTCTAAGTGGGAAGAGAACAGAAGACCAGAGGAGTTGTCTGAAGCAGACGAGGAGATTGTGTCTTCTATTGTTGAGATTGAGGACGAGTAGATGAACCATCCTGCAGAGTTGGCGATACACGAGTTCCTACAGAAAGTTTCTCTTGGTAAAGCCAAGATGAACAAGGCTACCCTCCACCACATAGCCAAAGATGTAGAGGACGCTTTGTCTCGCCAATTCTCAGGGGATAAGCGGAAGTTTAGACTTCGTATGTCTAACATTGGACGTAAGAAGTGTCAGCTTTGGTTTGAAAAGAACCACCCTGAGAAAAAGCAACCAGACTCCCCTTACTTCTTAATCAATATGATACTAGGAGATATCGTTGAGGCGGTGTTCAAAGGTCTTCTTAGAGCCTCAAAGGTTAAGTTTGAGGACAGTAAGAAGGTTGTATTAAAGACAAAGAAGAAAGATATAGAGGGCAGTTATGACTTAGTTCTAAACGATAAGGTAGATGACGTAAAGTCTACATCACCTTGGTCTTACGAAAACAAGTTTGTAGATTTCAACACGTTAAAGAGTAAAGATAGTTTTGGTTACGTTGCACAGTTAGCAGGGTATGCTAAGGCTAGAGGAGTAAAAGCAGGTGGTTGGTGGGCAGTCAATAAAGCCAACGGAAACTTCAAGTATGTTGATGCTGACGATCTCAACATGCAGGAAGAACTTAAAAAGATAGATGATACTATAGCCTACATAGAGGACGATGCACCTTTTGAAAGATGTTACGAACCGATAGAGGAAACGTACTACGGAAAAGCAAGCGGTAATCTAAAGCTAGGCATTGAGTGTAGTCTTTGTTCTTTTAAAGATGCTTGTTGGTCAGACTTACAAGTCTTACCTTCAAAGGTTTCTAAATCTGCAAACCCTCCTTTGATTAATTATGTAAAGGTTGCAAATGGCGAAACTGAAGTTAAAGAGCAAGTTCGAGTATGATGTAGCAAAATGGCTAAGGTCAGTAAAGCAAAAGGTAAGATATGAAGAAATCAGAATTAAATACGCTGTTATTCGACACCGATACTATAAGCCTGACTTTATTCTTAACAATGGTATTATTATTGAAGCGAAAGGGTGGTTACGTCCAAGCGATAGAACGAAACATTTGTTAATAAAAGAGCAGTATCCTGACTTAGATATACGGTTTCTATTTCAAAATGCAAACAATCTTTTACGCAAAGGATCTAAGACTCGATACTGCGACTGGTGTGACAAACACGGCTTTCTCTACGCACATAAAGAAATACCAAAACAATGGTTGACAGAAAGAAAAAAGAGGATAAAACTATAGGCTCATGAGAAAATATATTAAAAAAGATGACTATGCTCTAGTCGTTCAAGTTGATACGGATGATCGTGGTAGGGCAACTGGTGAAAGCACATTCAATCTGTTATATAGTGATGACAACAAGTGGGATAAAGTAACGCACGATGGTGTCATTGATATGTTGACAATTATGATGGAAGTTGTTAGAATGATGGAGATAGATCCTGAGTTCAGAGAAATGATGGCTACCTTCTTGAAGAAGCACACACCAAGAGTTCCTAAGCTTGAGATTGTTGAAAGCAAAGACAATGTTATTAAATTAGATTGGAGCAAAAAAGATGACAGACGAGGTAAATAATCCACCACACTACAACAAAGGCGGTATGGAGTGTATTGACTACATAAGGCAACAACTAGGAGATAACTTTAGATATTACTGCGAGGGCAACGTACACAAGTATTTACACAGATTTGACTACAAGAACTCTTTAGTAGATTTAAAAATACAAGACTTGAAAAAGGGTAAATGGTATCTAAATAGATTAATAGAAGAGTTAGAGAAAGACTCATGAAGTTTACAGTGAACATGACCATAGAAGTAGACGAGGAAGAGAATATATTACCTGTCAACTATAATGGTAAAGAGGGAGATGAACAAGCTCTTAAAGATATATTAAGAGATTATCTATTCGATATTGATGGTATAACATTATTAGAGGGAGTGAAAGTAAAGAAGCATGAATGATTATCAAAAGTTTATAGCAATATCTAGGTACGCTAGATGGATGGATGATGCAGGACGTAGAGAAACGTGGGAAGAAACAGTATCCCGATATGTAGATTACATAACAGAGAAAGTAAAAGGACAGCTACCTAAAACAGAAATGTTTGACGCTATACATAATTTAGAAGTGATGCCATCTATGAGAGCGTTGATGACAGCAGGATCAGCTTTGGAAAGAGATAACACAGCAGGATATAACTGTAGCTATCTACCAATAGATGACCCAAAAGCTTTTGATGAAGCTATGTATATCTTGTTATGTGGCACTCCCTCT